CTATCTGTCATGCGACACGTAAATGTATACTCTCTATTATTTACACCACTACCCAGATTAATTGTAGCCACTGTTGATGTATTTGATTGAGAAACATTTTGAATACTGTCAGTAACTGTACCACCAGAAGCGGTTGTTAAATCTTGTCCAGATGCAAGGAGTGTCTTGCCAATGCTGTCTGTTTGCACATACCATTGTACAGAACTAATTGTTGCAGCATCAAGAAAACGTGACCAATCAGCACTGTAGTCAAGTGTTTCATCTTTATCTTTAATAGGCCAACGATACGACATTTAGTATAACTCCGTTATCATCACAGTACGTTCAGCAGATGTAGATTGTCTTTCTATATAAACAGTTCTGCTTTCAAACTTAATCAGTACCGTTCTGTCATCTGAAGTTGTACCACGAGGAATATACACTTTCCTGCTTTCAAACGGTATATCTATTGTTCTTTCTGCTGCTGTAGTCATTATGCTGCTCGTGGTATTTTGATTGTTCTAGCACGACTATATTGATTTGCTACAGCTTGGAAATTAAATACTTCAGCAGTTTTTACAATTGTTCCCAGTGCTGTTGTGCCTTGTATGCCTGTTAGTGCATGTGTATTAGAGAATGTAAAGTTATCCCCAACAGCACCTGTAGCACTTACACTGTTTAATACTTCAGTAGGCTTTTCTTCAAGTGTATTGACAGTACCTGTAGCTTGTACGCCTGTTAGCGTTACTGTGTTACTATGTTCTAATGTTCCTATAGAACCTGTTGCAGTTACGCTTGCAAGTAATTCTGCTACATTTATTTGTACTACATTTACAGTACCAGTAGCACTTACGCTATTTAAAACCTCTGTTGGCTTTTCTTCTACAGTGTTTACAGCACCTGTGGCCTGAACACCTGTAAGTGTAACAGTGTTGCTAATTGCTAGTGTGCCTATTGCACCTGTAGCACTTACGCTACCTAGTATTTCTGTTACATTTACTTGTACAGTATTGACTGCACCTGTTGCACTAACACCAGCAGAAATAACTTCGCTAATGTCAATCTCAAAACCACCAGCAACTACAGGAGCAATTGTGCCTGTTGCGCTAACACCGGAAATACCTGCAGTAGTGTTTGCGGTAAGACTGCCAATACTTCCTGTTGCAGTAGCCGCATCCAGATTGTAAACAACAACTTCAATGCGTCCGTACTTTGCAGTTCCGTAAACGCCTACGCCATATACAGCGGAGTTTAGTACGGTATCTGCCACAGTTTATTTCCTTACGCTATACGAATTACAGCGTTACTTGCATCAGCGGTAGGAAATTCAATAGTCAAGTCACCAGCAGTAGCACTTACTGTGCCACCGAAGTCAATAACAGCAATAGCGGCATTACTAGCCGCTGTGTTATAAATAATACAACCGTCAGCAGACACAGTAACGTCAGCAAATACTTCATCTGTAAAATCAACAATAGCGGTAGAACCGTCAAGCGAAATAGTTGCGCCATCTAGTACCTGACCGCCAGCGGTATAGTTTGTGCCAGATGCTTCATCAGAGTTACCTGTGACATCTGAATAATTAGTTGTGCTGGCATTATATGTGCCAGTTGGTGTAGCTTTAATCAAAGCAAGTTTCAAGGAGTCTGTATCCAAATCATGGACACCACCAAGAAGTTCTTGTTTAAAGCTGTTACACATTGCAGTTGTGATTGCCATGATTTGTGCGTCCTTTATTAAATCTCATAGAAGTGAGGGGGCAAGTTGCCCTGCCCCCAACACATTATTTAGGCAAGAGTGTCACGGTCTACTTCGTTAGCAGTCGTATCACCTTGATCGCTGATGTCCATCATAATGGCATAAGCACGTAGCTTACCAGCCGTAAATGATGCACCACTACCAGCCAATACAAAATCAATTGTGTCAGCAGTTGTAGATGGTGCTAGTCCATCAATTGCAACCTGTGGAGCATAAGCCCCGTCTGATGCACCGTCAATGTCGAGTGCTGCGGCAAACTCATCAACGTCACCACCAGTGAAGCCAAGAGCAGCAGTAGCATCTGTACCAGTATTCATGGTAGCAGACTCAACAACTTGGAAGCCAGCACCCATAATCAGAGTGTTAGCAGGTACGGTAATTGCCTGAATAGTATCGCCGGGAGCAATGCTATTTGTGGTCAGATCAATTGTCACATCAACGTAGTACGGATTGCGTCCACGCTGTGAGTTCCCTGAAGCGGGATGAAGAAGTGCGGTAATGTTAGCCATGTCTAAATCCCCCCTTAAGCCAAGTTGTAGATGGCGTTAACAAGACCTTCAGGACGAAGAATCTTGCGACCATACAAATGCATACCACGAACAATGTCAGCAAAGCTGTCAGGGTCACGGTAGGTTTCGGTCTTGTTGATTTGCTCTGCTGTTGCAACAGATGAATCATGACCAGCAACAATCACGCCAAAGTTAGAGGCGTTCATGCCACCAGTTGTAGACGAACCAGTTCCGATTGATGGCAAGTTGTTTGAAACGTAAACACGGAAGCCATGCAGGTTTGGAAGAGCCAAACCGTTCTGCAGACCTGACCCACCCCAATCTGCTTGGAGCAGACGTGAATCTTCGTCTTTCAGAACTTCCATGAATACAGGATCAACAACCAACCAACGGCCTTGTGTGTCAACATTCTGCTGGTCTAGCAGACGTGACATACGAGCAATGACCTGAAGTGGGTTTGCTTCACCGTTACCAGTTGGAACGGCACCTGCACCTGTACGTGGCAGGATTGAGATTGACTGACCAGCAACACCTGAGCCAGCAAAGTCACTTGCGTCCAGCTTCATGCTGGCAAGCAGTTCGTCTGAACCTGCAGTTGCTACAGCAACAGAACCATTAACAGTTGTGTTTACTGTGTCAGCATTTGCATGTAGAGCAGACTGCTTGTAACCTGACAAGTAGCCAAGAACGTCTTGGTCAAACTGGTCAGCAAGGCGATACGCAGCACGATCACTTGCCAGTGACTGGAAGTTAACGTGTGAGTGTGCCTCTTCAATGTCATCAACCTTGAACGCAAAGTAGTTAGCTTTGTCGATGGTCAGGTTGAAGTCTTCATCGTCAATGTCTTGCGGCGTGATGGTTGTACCACGGGCGTAAGCCTTGACTGTGATTTCGGGTTCCTTGATAATCTTCACGGAATCGCCCATGTTAGCAATCTCACCGAAGTAGTCGGAATTTGAGATAGCTTCAGCAACAGCTGACTTGCGGAACGCAAGCTGCACCTGTTTGCTGTAAATTACTGGGCTAAAATTGCCGTTAGGAAGGTTACCATACCCGGCTGCGGTAGTAAAAGCCATGATATTTTCTCCTAATTTTATAGCATTTCACAGATACAAACTCACAAGACTAATCAGAGGCTGATTCACTTGGGTGCGTATCTTAGTAAGGTGGCCGCCCTACTATTCAACGGGCCATGTTCTTCAGGTAATCCGTAAGACTTTGCTGTTTGCGAATTGTCGTGTAACCATATTGCGCAATACAGTTACACTAATCTGACTATAGTTATACGTAAAAATAACTATTTGTCAACACTTTTTTATATATTATCTAGCAGAGCCAGATACATCATAGATGAACTTACCACTACGGATAGCTTCCATGATCTCGTCAGACATCTTCTCATACTGTTGAGGTGACATCTTTTGTACTTGTGATTCTTTTAAGTAAGTCGAAGACTCATCGTCTTGTGGCCTACTTCTTGAGTTCCTTGTAGATACAGACTTGGCTGCATCCTTATCTTTAGTAGGTTTGCTTTTAGCAATACCCATGTCAGCTTTGTACAAATCAATTGCTCTAGCGGCAGATCGTGCATCGTTATCATTGTCATAAAGTGCGTCTTGTACCCACTTAGGCTGATCTTCTGCCCAATCATGAAACTCATCACTGTCACGAATGTCGTTAAAATCAGGATGTAAACGCATTAACTCTGCTTCTGCTTTTTCTTTCTTTGCAGTGTACTGCATTTCATCTACTACTTTTACACGTTCTTCTAAAGCAGATGACTGCTCACGTGCTTTTTTCATAGCAATTGTTTCAACGATAGCTGCTACATCTGGATAGTCTGCTGCCCATTGTTCTATGTCTGCATCAGACTTGGGTAGTTTCATTTCTTTTTTAGTAGCTTGATTGAGTTGCGATTTTAACGCCTCAATCTCTTTTTTAAACTCTTCGGCCTGTTGTTGCTGGTGTCTGCGCAGATCAGAATAACGCTTCTTAAATGTTTTTTCTTCTGCGTTTGTAGGTTCAGCTTCTTGTGGTTCTGCGGTTTCTTCTACTTCACCTTTTTGCTCTTTCATCAACTGTTCTAGTTCTTCTTCTTCCATTTTGCGTTTATCTTCGTTAGTGTTCAGCAGATTCTACTTCACCTTTTTGTTCTTTCATCAACTGTTCTAGTTCTTCTTCTTCCATTTTGCGCTTATCTTCGTTAGTGTATTTACGATTTGCAAACGCAACTTTCTTTGGTGACTGCATTTCTTCAGCCATAATTGTATCGTTCATTGTTTATTCCTTTGTTGGGGCCACTGTAGCCACACTGTCGGGCGTGGGGAGTGAGTAGCCAACTAATATAGCTGTTTAACGTGCAGCTAAACCACGTCTTTTGGTTGGCCCCGAAGGTTTGCGAAACACTATTTCTTTCATTATAGCGGAACCAAACATTTTAGCCAGCACCCTTCCTTCAGGTGT